GAAAACTGGGGGGATTACGAGAAGGGGATGGGAAGCGCCCACCGCAAGACAAAAGCGTTTGCAGAATATAAGAGTGTAAAGACAGAAGACGTTCCTCAAAAAGCGGAATCTTCTGTCTCCGGCAATGGATACACTATTGAGCCGGCACAATACACTACCAAGCGAGGCAAGGTATTGGACATGCACCTTGTAAAATTTCAGTCGGAATTGCGCAAGGAAGTTCAGAAGCACACAGCCATGTTCGCCAAAGAGATGAAAGGCTGGTGGGATAGAGAAAAACGTGGATTTATGATGCGTAGTGAAGAAGATGCCAGACGATTGGTTGACTACGCCACAGATGCACAATCACAACCCCCATTATCCCTGTCCGATTTGTCTAAGGTCAATGACGGTGATGTGCAGTTTGCAGAGTCTCCACAGGCGAAAATACAGAAGCAAGAGGAAAAACAGGAATATACCCCTGTATGGCAATACTCTGTTTCTGTTGACAAGGAAACAGGATATACCACATTGAAGCGTGATGACGTGAGCGGCTCTATCCCTATTGGGGATGGACGTTTCAATTACACAACAAACAGTCCTGAAGAAATGTTGGAGATTGTGCGCAATCCTAAGAATTTCGATCAGGAGCTGCGTGATGCTGTTGAAACTATTCTTGAAAACAAGGTCAAGATTAGGGAAATTACACGTGCAGAAAAAGCAGAAACCGTAAAGCAAGAGCCTAAGTCGGAAAATAATCCGAGCGGTAACCGTCTTGTTACCGATGAACGGTATGCTGAGCTTCGCGAGCGTATGCGCAAGAAACTTCTCGGTCAAATGAATATCGGTATAGATCCAGAGATACTTGCAATCGGTACGGAAATGGCAGTGTATCATCTGGAGAAAGGTTCACGTAAGTTTGCCGAGTATGCAACGGCCATGATTGCAGACTTGGGTGATGCCATACGTCCATATCTCAAAGCGTTCTATAATGGCGCAAGGGACCTGCCCGAAGTTTTAGAAAATGGTTTGAACAAAGAAATGTCTTCTTACGATGAAGTTCAGGCATTTGATGTAACCAATTTTGATAAACCTGGCATTGACATTTTTGCGACTGCTGAAACCATAGCGAGAGAAGTAGAAGTAAACAAGGAAGTTGAAATTGCCGAAGAACGTATAAAGAAAACTCGTTCGACGCGCAAAAAGATTGAGAAAAAAACAGTAATTTCGCGTAAATCAAACAGCTTAGATTTGTTTGACAATCAATTTGATAATAACGAAACTAATAACAAAGATGGATTACGAAGAAATGATGCAGTTCGCCCCGAAGGATTGTCAACCAACGGTAATCGACACAGGCAAGGATTATCAAGAGGCACTGAAACAAGTGGCGAAAACGAACAACAAGCCGGTAGAGGAACTGACAACGAAAGAGAAGGAACAGGCGATGCAGTCGATAGGGCTGTGCGACCTCGACTTTCAGATGCCATAGAAGAAAAAAAGAACACCCGCAACAATCATTCTGAACGTGGCAAAGACCATGCTCCGACATCGGTAGATGCACGTATCGAAGCCAACATCAAGGCTATCGAGCTTGCAAACCTGTTGCTTGAAAGTGGCGAACAGGCTACAGAAAAACAGATGCAAACCCTTCGCAAGTTCAGCGGCTGGGGCGGTTTGGGTAAGGCTTTCAACGAAGGTACATCGTATGCTCCTAACCCCATTGCAAAGAAGCTCCGTGAATTGCTTGGCGAAAAGGCGTATAAAGAGGCTGTAATGAGTGCAAATAGCGCCTATTACACTCCGGCTTACGTTGTGGATACGCTTTGGGACATTGCCGAACAAATGGGCTTCAATGGTGGAAACATTCTTGAAGGTTCTGCCGGTATCGGCAATATCTTAGGGCAGATGCCTACAAACATCAGCGAGCGTAGCAATATCCATGCCATAGAGATTGACGGAACTTCAGGCGGTATTCTCTCGCTCCTTTATCCTGATGCCAAAGTGGAAATACAGGGCTTTGAGCAGACACGCATACCTAACGGCAGTGTGGATTTGGCTATTACCAATGTTCCGTTCGTTACCGGACTCCGTGTAAACGATATCACGGGTGACAAAGACTTGTCGAAGAAATTCCACAATATACACGATTTCTGTATAGCAAAGAATGTGCGCAAACTGCGTGAGGGCGGTTTAGGCATTTTTATCACGTCCAACGGTACGCTTGACAACAGCAAGAAACTCCGTGACTGGATTGTGAGCGAGGGAGGTTCAGACTTCGTGGGTGCTTTCCGTATGCACAACAAGACTTTCGGCGGCACCGGAGTAACCTCTGACATCGTTGTTATTCGCAAGCGTGTGAACGGACAGAAGTCTGTCCATGCCATTGATGTAAGCGATGTGAGCGGAGAACGTATGACGGAGTACGACACTGGGGAAACACGCAAGGTCAAGGGCAAGGAAACGCCTGTCATCAAGCAACTTTCGATGGACTACAACCGATATTTCATTGAACGTCCCGAAAATATGGCAGGTGAAATGCACTTTGCATTTGAGAAAGGCGACACTTTCCGCCCGACAAGCAAGAGCTTATATCCTAAGCAGGACAAGAAGCAGGAAGATATGTTATCGGAGTTTGTCCGTTCATTCAGTGCAGAGGAATTTGGCGAACGCAACACAGAACTTGTCACTGATGCAATGCCCGGCAAGAAGATTGGCGAAGTGTTTGTCAAAGACGGAAAGCTGTACATCAACTCAACCGCAAGCGCACAACCTCTCGATGTGAATGCCAATAAGGTAAAAGGACATACGAAAGTGGAATGCTTCGAGGCGTACACCGCCATCAAGGAAGCCCTTGCGGAAGTCCTTTCCTATCAGACCGAGAACGAAAGTGATGAGGGACTGAAGCCCTTGCTTGACAAACTCAACAAGGCATACGATGATTTTGTTTCCACATACGGACACTTCAACAAGAACACAGCCATTGCATTCCTCCGTAATGATGTGGACTATGCCAATGTGTTCGCTCTTGAAAAGTTTGAAGAAACGGCAGATGAAAAAGGGAACCGGGTACAGAAATTTGACAAGACCGATATATTTAGCAAGCGTGTTGTTGAAAAAGAGAAAGAGCCTACTCCAACCAATATCAAGGACGGTATTATTGCAAGTATCTTCAAATTCGGTCGTGTTGATGTACCATACATCGCGGAACAACTTGGTACAGGTATCGAGGATGTGAAGAATGAAATAATCGAAAGTGGTTATGGCTTCGAGAACCCTGTAACCCGGCAGATGGAAGCATCGTATCAGTACTTGAGTGGAAATATCCGCGAAAAACTCCGTCAAGCAAAGGAAAACAACGAGAATGGGAAATTTGACCGTAACATCAGGGCATTGCAGGAGGTTATGCCTATGGAAATTCCTGCGCATTTGATTGATTTTACCCTCGGAAGCTCTTGGATTGATCCGAAACTATATGAGGATTTCGTAAAAGAACGCACGGAGGTTGACGTACGGTTTACAGCTGTTGGTGGTACTTGGTTTATGAAAGAACCATACTTTACTAACTATGAAAAGAACCGCGCAATGGGTGTAACCAGTGAAATGCTCGGTCGAACCATTATGGGACACACCCTCATAGAAGCCGCCATTCAGAATAAGAGCATCACGGTTTCCACTACCAAGAAGCATTATAACGGCACAACCGAGACCATCACCGACAAGGAAGCGACACAGGCATGCGCTGCCAAGATTGACGAAATTCGTCAGGACTTCAAAGATTGGGCAAGGCAGAAGATGCAAAGTGATCCGAAAATGTCTGCATTAATTGAACGTATCTATAATGACACGTTCAACAACTTTGTGCCGATGAGCGTACCCGATGAGTTTGTGCCAGAATATTTCGGTGGTGCTTCTCATGAGTTCAAGATGCGCCCGCATCAAGGCAGAGCCATTGTTAGAGGCACACAACAGCCTTTGTTGCTTGCCCATGAGGTTGGAACTGGAAAAACCTTTACTCTAATCTCCACCGCTATGGAAATGCGCCGTTTAGGGACTGCACGCAAACCGATGATTGTAGTACAGAACGCTACCGTTGGACAATTTGTTGCGAGTGCAAAAGAACTGTACCCCAATGCCAAGATACTGACACTTGAAGAAGCAGACCGTAATGCAGAAGGCAGAAAGAACTTCTATGCCAAGATACGCTACAACGATTGGGACATGATTGTCGTTCCCCAATCGACCTTTGAATTTATCCCTGACAGCGAGGAAAGGGAAATGGCTTTCGTGCAGGACAAGATTGAGGAGAAGATGCTTATTCTTGAAAAGATGAAAGAGGAAGATCCAGACGGAAAGAGCATGATTACTCGACAGGCTGAACGGGAAATTGAATTGTTAGAGGAACAGCTTGCCGAACTTACAAATAATGCTTCAAAAAAACGTACTGCCAACGATGAAAAGAAACGTGCAATAGCCTTGCAGAATGCAGAGGTTAAAGCTATGGAAATGCTTGATCGTCGGACTGACGATGTGGAAAACTTTGACGACATGAACATTGATGCTCTGCTTGTAGATGAAGCGCACGAGTATAAGCATCTCGGATTTGCCACTGCCATGCAACGCGGAGTTAAAGGCGTGGACCCGTCATACAGTAAGAAGTCGCAAGGCGTATTTCTGAAAACACAAGCCATTTTGGAAAAGAACAACGGACGGAACGTAATATTCGCCACTGGTACACCCATTAGCAACACCGCTGCAGAAATTTGGACATTTATGCGCTATCTCATGCCGGCTGACACGATGAAAGAGTACGGTATCTATTACTTTGATGACTTTGTGCGCAACTTCGGTAACATTCAGCAAATGTTGGAGTTTACCACAAGCGGAAAATTTAAAGAGAACAACCGTTTCGCCGGATATGTCAATCTTCCTGAACTGGTGCGTATATGGTCGGGAGTGTCCGATACCGTCCTGACTAAAGAAGCCGGTGGAGTAAAGGACAAGATTCCCGAAATGGAAGGAGGAAAGGCACAAGATCTTTATCTGCCACAGACACGTGCATTGCGTAGCATTATGAAGTTCGTAAAGAACGAACTTGAACAGTATGAGCAGATGAGTGGCAAGGAAAAGAAAGAGAATAGCCATATTCCTCTTACGATGTACGGTATTGCCAAAGCCGCAGCCGTGGATGCCCGACTGGTTCTGTCCGATACGGAGGACGATCCGAACAGCAAGACCAACGAAGCCGTACGCCAGACTTTGCGCTCACTGAAAGAAACAGCCGACTACAAAGGTACGGTTGCCATCTTTGCCGACAATTACCAAAACAAGCAGAGCGGTTTCAACCTGTACGATGACATTAGAGACAAATTGATTGCAGAGGGTGTTCCTGCTGATGAGATTGTAATAATGAGGTCGGGAATGACCGTCAAAAAGAAACTTGAAATCTTTGAAAAGGTAAACCGTGGCGAGGTTCGCGTGATTCTCGGTTCGACCTTTACGCTTGGTACGGGCGTGAACATTCAGGAGCGCTTGCATACACTGATACATTTGGATGCGCCCAACCGTCCTATGGACTATACCCAACGCAATGGGCGTATCTTGCGACAAGGTAACTTGCACAAAGATATGGGTAAGCCTGTACGCATCTTGCGTTTTGGAGTTGAGGACAGTTTGGATGTTACCGCATACCAACGTTTGAAAACGAAAGGAGCCATTGCCGACAGCATCATGAACGGTAAACAGGTAATGACAAACAGTATGTCCAATCGTGTGCTTGAAGAGGAAGAGGATGTGTTCGGTGATACTATAGCCCAACTCTCTGGAAGTGAATATGCGATGTTGAAAAATAATGCGGAAAAGAATGTACGCAAATATGAAAGTAGAAAAAAGCAATGGGAAGCCGATCAAACCTATATCCATAATGCTAAACCAAGATTAAAAGGCTTGATTAAAGACGCAGATGCACGTATTGAGAAACACAGCAAATTGTTAGCTGATATTCGATCTTCATTTCCCGATGGTAAGTTCAAAGAGATTGTTATTGGAAAAAATCATTTTACGGCCGTTGAAGGCATGGATGATTTTTTCAAAGAATATAATAAAAGTATACTTGCGGATGCCAAGAAGATAAAAGATGGTGATATTGCCGGTGATCAGACACGAGAATTAACCGTGCAGATTAGCAATTTCACTTTTAAAGTAAAAACCTTTTTGCAAAAGGAAATGAATCGGGACGGTGGTGCTTTGTTTGTAGAAGTACATCGTAAAATGTACTATTCCTGTCCCGAACTTGATTTAGAGGCAGTGCCTGTGAAGCAATCGTTACTACGAAATGCTATTGAAGACATTGTAAAGAATGTGATTACGGGTAAAGATGATGCCAACAGGTTGGAAGTTGCTAAGAATAGTAAAAAGCATAACGAGGCTGAATTGGAACAGCTTTTGTCGAGAGAAGGTAAGCCTTTCGAATATAAGGATGAACTGGTGCAGGCGAAAAAACAGTTTGAAGAGTATGCCGAACTGATGAAAAAAGAGCTGCAGGAAAAGGAGGCCAAGTATGCAGAAATGGATAAAACTGTTGAAACTGCTACCGATATCGTTAATATCGGAGAAGAGGATGAAGCGCAGTCTCATATCAATCGTAAAGACGATAAGAATGTCCGCTTCCGCAGTGCTTCCGATTCTTTAATGGAAACCTCGTCTAAGTTTTCACAGGTGGCAGCCATTGATGAATTGGCAAGTAGCCTACATATTCCGATACACATCATCCGGGATATAAACGATATCACGGACGAGGACAAAGATACTCAACGGAAGAAACGAGGGTCCAAAGGTTGGTATGATATGGAAACTGGCGAAGTATATTTGGTTTTGCCCAATGCTGAAAACATCGCCGACGCACAAGCGACCGTTTTACACGAGGTCGTTGCGCATAAAGGGCTTCGCGGACTATTAGGAGAAAAGTTTGACGACATGATGGATTCTGTCTATCGCAACCTACCGGAAGATGTGCGCCGTAAGGTTACCCGTGCCGGACTTTCCCGCTATGGGGGAGACTTCAGGATCGCGACGGAAGAGTATTTGGCTTCTGTTGCAGAAAATGGTGTATCCGAGCCGTCCATTTGGCAAAAGATAAAATCGGCCATCCGCGGATTTTTCCGGTCGTTGGGAATCGATTTGCGTATGCGGGATGAAGATATTGCTTATATGTTATGGAAGAGTAAGAACCGTCTTGAAAAAGGTGATTCACTTGTTACGATCATTCATAAAGTGGCCAAAGATGGAAATATGCGTGATACATTGTTGTTCCGTGATCCCTTGGTGCATGGCGGGACAATACTTAATACTCCATCGGAAGACAGAAGAACAATGATACGGACCATTGGTGCAGTATCGGAAGGTGCGAGAAGTTTTTCCGCTATGACACGTGAATTCTACAAGCGTTTCCGTGAAGGCTACCAAGACCAGAAGATTCACATCCGTGACTTTCAAAAGGCTGTAGAGAAAGAGACGGGACACAAAGTAAAAGATTATGAGGATGCCTATATCTACGAGAATACGACGCAGGGACGGGCAGAATATGATGTGAACCATTTCAAAGCGAATGAATTTGCCGCCTTAGTGAACGAGGTTGCCCGCTTATCCAGAGATGGCAAGAATATAGACAAGGATAAACGACGCAAGGTTGATCTTTACATGAAGGCAAAGCACGGTTTGGAACGTAACGAAGTAATGCGTCGTGAGGCACTTGCATCAGTAGAACAGCCATCTCCCGAACTTATTGAATCGATCGGTAATAAGGACTTTGCCGGGCTGACCGCCATAACAAAAGCCTTATCTGCGGAGACAAAGGGTATGGATGAAGATATTGTTCGCCGGTTTGTCGAAGAGTTTGAAAAGGAGAATGATACGAAGAAACTTTGGGAGGCAGTAGGGAAAGCAACCCGCGCCACGTTGGAGAAGATGTATCAATGCAATCTGATCAGCCGTGAATCCCGTGATCGTATTTCTGGTAAATATGAATATTACGTTCCTTTGAAAGAGTGGGAGGAAACGACTGCAGGCGATATCTGGGACTATATAGATAGTAACCGTGATATAGTTTCCAATCCGATCAAAAAGGCAAAAGGGCGTACTTCTATGGCAGGTGACATCTTGGCGAATATTGCAAGCGACTACGAAAGCGCGACAATGATGGGTTATAAAAATCTTGTGAAACTTCGCTTTGCTAATTTGGTCCGAAATAGTAAGACCGGCATGGCAAGCGTTTCCAGACAATGGTATGTAAAGAGCGGTGTTGATACCGAAGGTCGTACTCTTTGGGAGCCAGTGTCCGCAACCGGATTGACAGAGGATGCCGAAACGAATGCAAGTATCATTAATGATTTCGAGGAAAAGATGAAGGAACTGCAGGAGAAAGGTGAGGCTAAGACGCAACAGGAAGTATTGAACCTTGGTGTGCCGATCAAAGATTGGCAAGAGCAGCAGCATGTCGTCAGAGTAAAAGAAGGTGGACGTGACCTATTGGTTTACATCAATGGGAATCCAGTCGTTTCTCAAGCAGTCAATGGCATTAATAGAGCGAGTCTTGATAATGTGGTTCTGAAAGGATTGAACAATGTGCGTAAATTCATGATGCAGAATTACACTTCGCGCAATATTAATTTCATCCTCCGCAACTTTGCACGTGATTTTTTCTATGCCAACACGATGAATTTTGTAAAATATGGAGCAGCTTACGAAGGAAGGTTCCTTAAAAACTATCCTCTGGCCCTTTTGGGGGTCGCCCCACAAGAAAAAGGGGTTGACATGAAAGGACAGTGGGATGGACGGTT